AAAAAAAATAAATGTTTCACGTGAAACAAGAACGAGCAGGCTAGCTGGGTGTCTAGCCTGCTCTAGAAGGAGGCACTTTTTGTGCCATTTATGTCAATGAGGATTTGGTGCTTTAATTTTGATGATATCGCACTTCACACCCTCTCCTCACCCATTAGTTGCATGAGACCCCTAAAATGTGCCATGTTTTTAAAATAAATTTGAAGTGTTGCATAAATGTCACACTAAACTAAATCGCCCAAAATGGGTTTTTTGTGTCGATTGTTCTTTACTATCCCATAAAATACTTTATGATTGAGGCAACTTTAATTAACAAGGAGAATATAAATGGATAAAAAAGAAAAAGAAGCGTTCAAGAAAGTTGGTGACAAAATCGCTGACATCTTAAACAACGACTATGTCCAAAAGGTCATGCCTAAACATGGCGACTTAATGAATGTATTTCCAAACGGAGTTCCTGAGAAATACAAAAAGAAAGGGGGTAAATAATGGGGTATACTCATTATTGGCGACAGCTTCGAGATTTCAGTGAAACGGAATGGCAGGAGCTAACAAGACTGACGAAACTAATCACGGTGGGAGCAAGAGCAACCGCTCTTCTTGATCCTGATGAGTTCAACATAGACAACGAAGAGATCCGTTTTAATGGCGTGCGTGATGACGCTCATGAAACGTTCTTAATTACCAAGAAGAAACGTCCGAAGGCAGACTACGAAGAGCAAGAGGCCTACGATAGACAAGGAGCGTTTGACTTTTGCAAGACAGCTCACAAGCCTTACGATAGATATGTGGTTGCTGTTCTTTGTGCTGTCTACCGTGTTCAACGAGACATAATGAACATATCATCTGATGGCAATACTGCAGACTGGACAGAGGGATTGTTTCACGCTGTACGTTCGACAAGGGTAGAGGAGATGCACTGTCCGATTAGAGACTGCCTCACGTTGTCTTATGTGGACTACGTAGACCAAGAAAAAGAAACAGGTTAATCTTCGCCCGTAGACCGTGGCTCATTGTCCACGGTCTACGGTTTACGCATGACGATTGATGGGCCCACCCGCCTGTGGACTACGCATGACGATTGACGGGCCCACCCACCAAAAAAAAAAATAAAAAAGGGGAAGAGTCTGGTTGACTCTTCCCCGAGCTCGGGTTAGTCTTGGTATTTAGGGTCTGTCTCCATGTAGTTGCTGTGCGCATCTCCACCAAGATCATTGAACCTTTCTACCAACTCATTGTTGAGTTTCTTGAACGCGTCGATATACTTTTTAGTTAAACCGATTTCGTATCCGTTTTCCTTAGCATCTTCGATGCGAGCTAACTCAAGCTTCGCAACTTCCATCATTCGAGCTAGCGCATACTCTTTGGGAGTGTAGTGCTGTTGATCGAAGCGTTCCCATTGTATCATGTCCATTGATACAGTAGTGAAGTTTCTATTAGCTATTGATCTGCTGTTTCTCATTCTAATCACCTCCTTTCTATGGTCAAAGTTAGGGGGCTTCTGACGTAGTATTATAGTACTTTTATCTGGAAGTCCCATATCCCATAATATACAGTAGATAACGTAGGATGACAAGAACTATTTTTTTGGCGCTTGAAGGCCATAGGGCCCTCCCACCCTACACTGGCGAAAAAAAAAAATTTGGACCTACTATATGTAGTATGTATCACGCTGATATATACAAGAGAAATATATTATA